ACAAAGACCCCGTTGATATACAGATCGCCGACACCCAGAAGAAGTCTTTTGGATTCGGCGTACCCGTTGTTATTGGCTCCTGACATTATGGCCTCCTCTAGGCGGTAATCGGCGCCCAAGCCTTCGGTGTCACGAAGAACCTGTACCGAACCTGTTTTGTTTGAACTTCCAATTGCTCGTCGTAAGCGTCCGGCCCTTCAAAATCGAATACGCCTCGGGCTTGGCCGACATCGGTGTACTGGTCGGGGATGTCAAAGCGGTAGCCGTCGAACAGTTGGCGCAAGCGGGAAACTACGTCCATATAAATCACCGAATAGATATTGAACTGGACAAAGATTTCGTAGCTCCGGTTGAAGTCACCGCCCAGTTGTCCCTTCACTTCGCTATAGATCTGATAGGTCAGGTACGGCACGGACGGAATGGTGTTCTGGAAAGCATGAAAGATATGGCCTGAACCCAGCAATGAAACCAGGCCGACACCTGGGGCGGTATCGGCGGTCATGCGACTATAGATCAGGGTTTCAAGCTCTTTCATTTTCCCTCTAAGCCGCGTTGCACGGCGGCGGCCATCGCGTTATAGAAAACGGGCATGTTCGCAATCAGGGCAGGCCCCAAGAATGGTTTGGCCAGCGTGCCGCGACGGGAGATTGCCCGCGCCACCAGAAAAGCCAGCCGTTCATCTCCCAGGAACTTGGCCGCCCAGTCTTTCAGCGCATCCACAGGTGGGAAGTGTGGACGTGTGCCGAACTCCACGAACGAAGCATAATCCACATTGGCTTCGACAATCGCTTCGATATTGTCATTGGTCACGGTCACGGCTCCGGCCTGGATGCTCTGCTGGAGCGCGGATGAAACGCCCACCGGACAAGCGGCGCGCGCTTCATTGACGAGCTTGGCTTGAACAGCCTGGGCTCCGTAGACCATTTCTTGAATCACCTGTTTATCGAATTTATCAAAGTTGGCCAGCACGTCTTTCACGCTCATGTTCGCAAGTCCTGTTTGAGTTCGGCCATCCGGTGCGACTCGAATACGTGGGCGCGAATCACATCGTAGGAATACGTCTCACCCGACGGGAGGACGCGATCTTTGGGACGCATCGCGGTTCCCGAATACTTCTGAAAGGCCAGGTGGGTCGTCTCGGCGTTCAGGTTTTTGGTGTCGATACTGGAACGTCCCGCCAGGGCTTGAATCCAGATACGCGCTCCGCTTTGCAGGGTCACAAACGAACCGGACATATGGCCCCGCGTATCGGCGGTTCCCGACAAGCGCGAAATCCGGCATAGGGTTCCCCATCCCTGGCCGGATAACAGGCTATTGAACTGGTTGCGCATCGCTTGAAGGGGCGCGCTCATTTAGAAGTTCTCGTCTATGAATTCCGTCGCATCATGCCCTAACGGGCCGATGGCGTTCTGCACGGTGTCGTAGCTCTCCGACGGCTCGGAGCGCATCAGCTTAATGACATCGTTTTGCAGTTGGCGCAGGTAATCCAGGTAGCGGCTCTGATCGAACTCCACCTGACCCACGCGCCACATCCCGCCTGGGTTCAAGAGCGCGGCGGTAATGGCCGTTTGAATCGCTGTTAACTGCGCGCCGAGATCAGCCTGGGAAAGTCCCATTTAGGCAACCTTGGCGATCTCAATATAAATCCAGTAGCCCTGGCCAACAGTGGCCGTGGTTACTTTGGAAGTCAGGAGAATATCTCCCGCGCCGCCCGCCGAAGCAGGGTCGAGAATCGGGGCCATATTGTTTTCGTCCATGTGGCCGCTACCCGCCAGGATACCCGCCGAGTCGTCGGTGTTATGGTCGAAAAGCAATTCAGCCGTCATCTGTCCTGAAATAGCCCAGGCTAATTTCTTGATACGGACTCGGGTCGCCGCCATCACGATTGCCGAAATGTCGATCTTGGCCGCCGCCGACTCACCTGTTCCATCGGACGCACAGCTAAAAATGTATGCCGCTTCGGATGGTGTGTCCCGCAATTTAATAACGATCGCTCGATCAGCCATGTGGCCTCCTAGAAGCACAACGAGCCAGATGGGAGGCGTTGCCCATTGAAGGGACGCTTTCCCACCTGGCTGTGCGCTTAATCTTTACTGAATGTGCTGTAAGCCGCTCCAAGTACTGCCGACGAATGGGCCCGTCGCTACGGCGATGACCCAAGAGCCCGCATTTACTGAACCCGAAGAAATTGCTAATGCGCTTCGAGTACAGTCGGTACACACGACGAGTTGCCCCGTCGTATCTGCCGTGAGTGCGTTCAGTTGAGCCAGCGTTCGCAGGTACAGCGTCGTCGGTGCGCCCATCGTGGTGCGCCCCGTCAACGTCGAACGCCCGTCCACCTGGAATGTTCCGGTGGCGCGAAGGTTCGTAAACGTTGTCGCCGCGGCATAGGCCGTGGCAACGACAGCCGTAACCAGCAGGAGGAGTAGCCATTTATTTTTAATCATGGTTCCAGACCTCCCTTTCGTTAGCTCGGGTCACTTTCAATGACGTAGCGGTAATCCGCCGCGCCTGCGCCGCCGTAGAACGACAGCTTGAACTGCTGAATCAAGTCGGCATTGAAACCGACTTCGGTGTCTTGGCCCACGCGCGTAAACGTTTCGAGCGGCCAGACTTCCTCCCACCGGATTTGACGGGCGGGCGCACCATACCACCAGCTAGAGGTCGAAGGCAGGTACGGGTTAATCACGATGTCGAACTGGCCTTGCGCCAAGTTCACGTCGAGGTTCGCCGTTCCCAGATCTCCGTGTTCACCCTTTTGCAGTTTCTCGGCAGTTGCCAAGAGCGTCGAACCCACGATCATGAGGGGACGATCTCCCATGACCCAGATCGGCTCGCCCTGCTCATCGGTTTGATCGAGCAGTTTTTTGCGGGCCGCTTCCCATCCGGCGTTGGCCAGGGGGTTTGCGCCGATCAGGTTCGAGTTACCGGAGGCGTAGAGAGCCGCGCCGGAAAGCGCAGTTCCATTGGCCGCCGTTCCTGAACCATCACAGACTGCACCGAAGATCAATGCGGCCCGTTTCTGGGCTCCGCGCTGACCAATCATCCGCGCTCGGTCTACAAGCTCACCCGTCTGATCGAAGAATAAATCTTCGCGGGTCAGCGACAACAGACCACCGTATTTCAGGTTCTTGATGGTCTGCATTTTTTCGTCCGGTGGGATGATTTCGGGATACTCCTCTTTTTCGTTCACCTGCTGAACGAAGCCGATGGCCGACCATCCGACAACGCGGCTGGTCTTTAGCTTCGATGGGACGGTGCGGCACAGCTTCTCGACATCTTTGGGGAATTCCTGGTAGCCGTCGATCATCACTTTCGAGATGATCTGACCAGCAATGTTCGGGAACGCCGAGGATGTCAGGTTGCCAGCTTCCATCAATTCGCGGGAATTGATAGGGCCGACCAGGGCTTCATACAGATTGCGGAATGAAACTTTGGTCGGGTCAAGCTTTTTGGCTTCCATCAGTTCCGTGACCTTCTTGCCGATTTCCCGATTGGCGGTACGCCGACCGAGTTCCGTGCCGGAAGGGTTAAACTTCTTCTGATACGCTTCTGCTAATTCAACGATGGGTTGCATGTTTTTAGTTCCCCCTTTCCGTTTAGGATGCGTCGCCGACGAATCTCGGCCCGCTGGTTTTATTCGGCAACATCAAGACCACTTCAACGGTCGCCAGGGACGTGGTGGCTTTTACGACTGATGCCACCGCATCCGTGTTCGATGCCGTCAATTTCTTGCTGGGCGCGCTGGTGTAGAGTTGGAGGTTGGCTCCAATCGACAACGAAGCCGCGGCATCCAGGTTGGCGCGGTAAACAGCGGCCGCGTTCCGGAGTGCAACGGTGATGCGCCCTGCTGGGTCAGTTGCGTAATGCGCTTCTTTTGCTACGCCGATGAAAGTCAGGTCGTCGGTGGTCGCCGCGCACGGGAGAACAACAGTCCCTGTGGTTTTAACCATGTCGCCGATCTCGATGACGGTTCCAGATGCAACCGCCAGGTCTTCCATCAGTTCTTGACCTCTTAGATATAACAAGCCGCCAAAGTCTGACATATGTCCCCCTTAGGACTCGAGTGCGCGAATCGTCGCATCATCCGACGGTAATTCGGCTTCTTCGAGAATGGTATCGTTCGCCGCACCCGCGCCACGCACCGCAGGCTTTTTGCCAGCAGGAATGACTTTCAGGGCTTCAACGATTTCCTTTTGAGCTTTGATGATCGCTTCCGCGTTCTCAACGCTCGTGCTGTCCTGTTCGACCACCGGACGCACTTTTTCCAATACTTCTTTGGGCAATCCCGATTCAGCCAACGCGATCAGTTTTTTCCCTCTCGCGACGACCATCGGTGCTTCTTTGCCCGCCTTGATTTGTTCTTCGACTTCTTTGAAAGAGGCTGTCCGCGCTTCGTTTGTGATTTGTTCAACGAGCGCCGGATTCGCTTCTTTCAATTCGGCGAGTGTAACTTTGCTCAAGTCCATGTCTTCGCTACCTCCTTGGTTGGATTCGAACAGCGTCTCGTTGACCGAAGCTTCCATCACCAGGTCAATCGAGTACGGGCCTTTTCCCGCAAAGCCTTCCACGAGAAAGACTCCGTTCTCCTCGTGACCGTGGCCGCGGTCTCGGATGGAAAGACCGACTCCGGCTGGCATCTGCTCGGCGATCGGTATAACCGTGCTTCTCACATCTTCGTTCGGGACTAAATGAAGATCGGCGCGTAGCCGTTTGCCTTCCTCCAGCCGGACGTTGCGGTACACACCGCCATAATCCCGCACGGAACGCACGGTAACGCCGCTGGCGGGGTGGTCGAGATACATCTTCGCCCCCTCGTAACGGGTCAATGCTTCCTGCAAGACTTTTTTGGTGTAGAGCGTTTTGTTTTTGGAAACCTTGTCACCCGTCAACAGCAGGACACCTTCGATGATGCCTTTGTCCTTGTCGATACGGGTTCCGGCCATCGCCTCGGTAAGTTCAATGCCAACGCCTTCCATCGGCAGATCGAACGCCTCTTTGATCGCGGCGGCGGCGGTGGCAAAGGCTTTGGACTCATCGGCATATTCTTTATGCGCGGCGTTGAAAGCGGCCATGTAGGTTTTCTGTTTCTTCGGAGTGAGCTTACGCACCCAGGCGGGAAGTTCTGCTACGGAGTTGTAGGGCATTTATCGGTTAACCTCCTCGGTTCCGTTTCGGCTCTGCTCGTGTTCACGGGTCGCCAGCAAGACCGCACACGATACGCCGAACGCAATCAACAGCACTAAAACGATGGCGAAGCCGCGTTCATTCATTCGAGGTGTCTTCCTCGGGAACGGTCTCGTCGCCCAGATATTGCGGGTCGATCACATACGTTCCATAGCACATGCAATGCGGATGCGCGGGGATTGTAGATGCAAATTCATCCGGTGTCAAAACATCGCCATTAGCCAGGTCGTCGCACTCGTCGAACTGGTCATGTTCCGGTGAAAGCGTCACCTGCATACCGATCACCCAGGGTTTGTTCTCCGCGAACTTGGCGGTCGCCTGGGTATAGGCGCGATTGGTTTCCGTGCGAGCCAAGCGCATCGCATTTCGATAAGGGCTTCGGTATACGCCAGGCCCCGACTGTATGCCCAGGTCGTCGGCTTGGCCAACGCTCGGGCTGACATACTTCTCAACACTCTTTGCGATCTTATAAGGCGAGAGTCCTTGTCCGATGGCATTGCCGATAATCCTTTTGAGATCAGCCTCGGTGCGGCTGGTCAAATCCCAGATACGCTCTGAAACGGTCAGGCCCTGCAAATTCTTTTTGGCGATATTACGAATCACCTGCTGGCTGATCGCCGTCCATTTGGCCGAACTCACTTTCACGTTCGGGTCGGTGCGGTTGGCGAATCCGGAATCCATCCCAAAGGATAGGCGGGCTTCCCAGAGGGCTTGCTCGGAAATAATATCGGCGAGCATTTCTTGGTTGTGCCGGAACACAGGTTTCAGCGCATCGCCTGGATGACGAATCCCCATCTTGACGGCATCGCGGATAAGTGCGTTCATCCAGACTTTCATCGACATCCGAAGCAAGACAACCTGGTCATGAACGGTTTGATTTATGGGTTTGAGTCCAGCCAGGCTATCCCCTCGGGAAATCACGCGGTCAGTAATGGATTTGGCAAACGCTCCCAGCATCGCGCGCAGGGCTTTTTCAGCCTGGGACAAACGCGCGAAAAGCTCCACCCGTTGAAGGCGAAGCCGTTTGGCGATAACAACAGAGTGCGGCTTAATCAGGACTTTATTTTTTCCAGCCATTTATCGAATAGCTCCGATAGCTTTTGCTTCTGGGCCACCGTCAGCCCTTGGAGTTTCCCCAGGATGCCTTCGTCCAGAACCGCGTGTTGCTGAATCCATTTATTGCAATCATCCAGCGAGCAATCGGCCATCAGGCCGCCTTCGCTTCTTTTTCTGCGTCGTTTACGTGGTCGGACATCTTCATGGCCAGGGTGCGCTTGCCCGCGAGGGTCATTCCGCGCACATGATCCATGATTTGATTTTCGACATCGTAATGGGCCGTCGATGCGCGGCGAGCTTCGTCAGCCGTCAGCGAGGCGGTTTTAATTTCCATCAGAGTTGTCCTTTCCGTCGCCAGCCGGAACCTGCTGGTGGCGAGCCATGATCGCCTGAATCTCTTTAGGGTCGGTTGAACTCATAACCGTTTTGCGCTCCTCGGGCGACAGCGTGCCGAGCAAGCTTTGCATTTCGGTGGACATATCGCCACTATCACCGTTGTTGCCTCCGACGGACAGAAGCGGATTATCTTCAATCTCGGCATCTTCCTCGATCTGTCTTTGCTTGCGGACTTCTTCGTTATAGTCATATCCCATCGTCGAGGAAGCGGTCGGGTCAGAAATCCAGCCGTTCTGCCGCAGTACCGCCAGGGCTTCGGCTTGCTCTTTGATATCGCGGTGAACGATCTCCGGCCAGGTAATGTCCACGCCGTAGAAAATCTCCGAGGGAATTTCCATCTTGCCGTCAGGCATCAGCTTTTGAAGCGCGGCTTCTTTGGGCGATAGCTCGGGCTTCTCGGTTCCCTGACCCTGGTCATCGGACTGATTGCCCTGCGGCGGCGGTACGGCTTCGGCCAGGGTACGGATGCGTTTCAGTTCGGTGATGAACTCGTCGTCCTTCGGCTCCTCAACGAGCGCGGCCTTCACAGCGTTCTGCAAAACCTTTTTGAAAATCTGGGCGAAATGATACTCGAAAAAGACCTGGAGGTATTGGATTTGTTTTACGAAGGGCGACTCCGCAATCATGGTCGAGGCGTAATTGGCGTTCGACGCATCCCCGAAAATGTACTCGGGCATGTTCATACCAGCGGCCATCGCCAGGATGATATTGCGTCCGTCCTCTTTCACATCGGAGGCGTTAATGTTCGGCGACTCCATTTTATAGTCAACGCCTGGGCCCGCCGTTATCATCGTGCCGCCTCGGAAATTGGTGCGCTTGGTTTCGTTCACCGATTGGCGGCGGGCGGTCGGGAGCGTGGCCGCCAGGTTCGCAACCTCACTCGGCGTTCCCTCGACTTTTTTAATCATCACGATGGCCGTTCGCATTTTGTTCAGAATGATGCGGTTCTCAATCCATTGTTCGTAATGCCGGAAATACTGGAGGATGGATTGCAGACCAGGCTCGCCGCGCTTTTGATCGGAGTCGGCATTGATCTTGATGTGGTGCATCTCCTCGGCGGGAACGGTATCGAATTTGGTTTGGTCGTCGTGGTGCATCACCTGATAGGCGATCACGTGTTCAATATCTTCCGCGTCGGTAATGACTCCGTTTTGAATCGACTGGCCTGGCGGGTCGTTCACCTGGCCGGACGGATTGGTCATATGGCGAACCAGAAGCGGGTCGATAAAGCGAATGGTCGTCTTGCCCGTTTCATTTCCGTTTTCGTCGGCACTATAAAACCGGATGAACACTTCGCCATCGCGGAACGTGCGCCGGATGGTTTCGAATTGTTTGAAATTCCATTTGTTTCGCTCGGCGGTAGCGAACTCTCTCCAGACGTACCAGACCATCGGGTCATCTGATTTTGGCTGGAGTGATAAGCCCTTGCCCATGATGTAGTTCACCATCGCGTTTAAAATGCCGTGGGCATGAGGTTCAAAGCGGTCGAACTCGCGGGCCTTGCGCACGGCTTCAAATTGGATTTGTTGCTGGTGGCCTTTTTCCCAATCGTTTACGGCATAACGGCGCACCCATCCTGCGGTGGTATCGGGGCGGTCAGTTACCAGGTCAGAGGCTTCATGCAAGACCTTGGCTTCCACGTCGGCGCGTAGCACTTCGTTGCGCGATTCCTGGGCCCAGCGTCTATATTTGTGCCAGAGAATGTCAAGCATTGAAACCTCCTGCGCTCATGCCATCCAGTTCGACGAAATCTTCCGTCTCGTCCTCATCGGCTTCCACGCCCATGTTCAGGTTATGCAGATAGATCAACGCCTGGGTCATCGAGTCCACTTGGTCATTGATTTCCGAATCCGCGCCGCGAAACTTGGCGCACTCCTCGATAAATTCAGGGGCCCAGGGAGCCAGGACATTATCGGGAATCTTCACATTCCCTGCACGAATCAGAGGCGCAACCGCATGGGCGCGGGCGACTTTGGAACCCACCGTCGGCATGGGAATCAGCCCTGGGATTTTGTTCTGCAAGGTCGAGATCACCGCGGGGCCGTTGGCCTTATCTTCGATCAGGTGGCCCGTCGGCTTCATTCCGGTTTGGCGGGCAACCGTCAGCAGAAAATCTTCCAGGGCGATCAAGGACTCCGCAAAGTCCATGCGCTGTCGAACCATCATCGGGAACAAATAGAAATCGGCGTTGCGCTTGCCCCAGCATTGGCCGACCACATACGAACCGGACTTGGTTTCTTTGAACGTCATATCCCAGGAAGTCACCACCACATCAAAGCCCGTCGGCAGTATCGAGTAGCGGGATTTATCCCAGTAGGTGCGCTTAATGATATTGCCCACATCGGACGACGGCTCCTGCTGGCATTGCGCCTCGAAATTCTCCGGTGTCATCGTCTCGCGCAAGTCGTCCACTTCTTTGCGGCCGTGGCGAATCGGGGACAGGATATCGTCCGGCTCGCGCACCACTTCTTGTTTTGAAATCGGGAACACGACGACCATTTTGCGGGTAGCCAACAGCGGGAGGTTCAGATGCGTCCAGCCTTTTTCGTTGGCCATCACATAACCGGACACGTCCTGGTCGTGGGTTCTCTGCTCGACAATCACACGCGCTCCGGTTTTAGGATTGTCCAGGCGGGTCGAGAGAACCATCTTGTGCATATCAATCGCGGCCTTGCGCTCGGCATCACTCACCGCTTGCATCGGGTTAATCATGTCATCTTCGATAATCACGTCGCCGCCCTTACCCGTAATCGTTCCACCGACGGAAGTGGCAATCATATGGCCGCGCGCCGTGTTCTCGTACTCCTGCTTTTTATTTTGGTCGGGGGTAAAGCGAACGAGATTGCCCCATTGACGCTGATACCAGTTCGAGTCGATAACGTTCCGGCGCATGGTGGCGTGTTTTTCGGAGAGGGATGCGGAGTAGGAGCAGGTGATAAATCGCAGGAAGGCTTTGCGCGTCCACGACCAGGCGGGCCACAGCACCGTCACGATATTGGATTTGCCTTCACGCGGCGGCATATTCACCAGCAGTTTTCGAATCTCGCCCATCGTCACCAGTTGCAGATATTCAGACAGGCAATCGACATACCACTCCGACTGTAAAGGGTTTGCGGGTTCAATGATCGGCCAGGAATCAGCGAGGAATTTTCGGAACTCGGTTTTCGGAAATGTCAAACCCCGAGCGGTCTCGCCCAGGGCCTTTGCAACAGTCTGCGCGACGAACTCCCCGCGCTTTTTTTGCTTACGTTCCGCTAGTGTCGCTACCAAGCGTGGCCCCTCCGGTTTTCAGCATCCGTTCGCTCAATGATTGAAGCTCCTGGGCCACCTTCTCGGTCAAGCCGAGATTGGTTTTGCAATGCGGGCAGGTATCGGGAACCACCTGCTGAACAATCGAAATGAAACCGGATACCAGCACATCTTTAATCGTGATCTCCAGTTGGATTTTATCGGCCTCGCCGTAGCTCTCCGGCAGTAAATTCTTGAGCATGAAAATCCGCATCGTGTCGGCCTGGTTCTTGGAATCCTTCGCCCGTTCAATGGCGGCGCGCTCAATCATGTACCCAGGGATTGACCGGATGGCTTTGAACGCCTCGGCGAAGTTCGCGTCATCATTCAGCCAGCCGATGATCGTGGGATGGGGTACTCCGATGGAAACGCCTGTGTGATAGATCGTTCCGTAGTCTTTGAAATTGTCCAGGAAGGCTTGTTTCTTAGCGGCGCGGTCTACCTCGGCGAACGTGGCCTTTTTTTCAGGTGTCGGGATGTTGCTGGCGCGCGCCGATGATTTCTTTTTATTCATAAACGCATTAACTATGCGTTATGTTTTAAATAAATGCAAGGGGGGTACTATAGACCCAGGGACTTTGCGGTGGGTATCATCCAGCGTTTTCGCTGGCCTCGGAAGTGGATGAGCGCGGCTCCGGACAGGTCTTCCTCCTCGGACTCCGGCGTGCGGCAGAACATATCGAAATCAAGAGCTTTTATCCGAAAGCGATCGCGCTGACTGGCGGTTAAAAAAGCCTTCTGCCCGCCGTCCCATCCGTTCTGAATATGGGGAGTCTGCTGGTATATATCCAGCACATGCTCAAAAAATCGCAGGCCGGAAGGCTGGATGAAGTTCACATCCCCGCAGTAGGCCCCATCGGTTCGGTCGCGGGTCGGGTAGCGACAAGCCGCCACATCGAAGTCAGAATCGAAAACATATTTCAAATCTCTTTGAATCAAAATATCGGTGGCGATCTGGATAACGGGCTCGTTGCGGTCAAGTAACCGGATGAGCGCGCTAAACGCCCAGACAATAAAATCGCCCATGTACGGATAGCGCAGGACTTCGTCAACGCCTTCCACCTGGGGAAAGCTCATGTTCGATAGCTGGATAATGTTGGCCTGGGGCATGAATCGGCGCACGGCTCGCACCACATATGGCGCGCGCATAGAGGCCAGGGGCTCTCCGGTATCTTCCTGCAAAGCGAACGTGACGATCATGGGATTTTTTCGGCGCGGCGATCTTCCAGGGATTCCAGCGTACGTTTCACCTGCAAGCACATCACCTTGTGGCCTTTTTGGGCGAGGAATTGTTCGAGGTGTTTCAGCATCATGGTCGCCGTCTCCAGGCGGGTCTTATTGAACTTGGCTTCTTGAAGCGTTTCCAAAATCTTTTTGCGGGCGGTCTCTGCACTTAGCTGTCCTTCGACAAGGGGCAAGTAAAGCTTATGCCCCTTCACGCACTCCTCGACTCTGCAAAGGTTATTGCAGAACGCGCAGAGTTCGAAAAGTTCCCGACCCATTCAACAGCATTAAAGTCAATCCGTGCGGCGTTGGCAAATCTTCACACGAGGGCCCCAGCAGGCGGGACAATCTATTTTGATTAGAACGAAGGGATTACAGGGCAGAATTTCAAACCACACGTAGGCGCAATCCAGACAGCAGACCTTCCCCAGGTAAGCCTCTGACACCCGGCAAGGGTATCAGGAGTTTGGATTTAATGCAATCGGCCCAGGCATCGGGCGGCTATATAACCGATCAATCCAATGCAGAGAAGAACGCCGATCAATACGCCCAGGGTCACCAGAATCATCGCTTCAACCTCCGGTATTCGGCATCAATGGCGCGGGTCAGGGTGGGATAATATCGCTGGATTGTCAAGTCGCTTTTCCACTCGGAGTTATGGTTAATATCCGTCGGGCCGTCATAGAATTGCAGGGCCACTCCTGCACGGCGAAAGACAATATCATAGAGAATTTTCTTACGCTGAATGACCGCCAGCTTTTGAAGTGGAGTCACGGTTTTCGCACCGTTTCCAGAACCATCTTCTGCGCGATCAATTGCCCCAGCATGATCTCAAATCTCATGCGCTTCTCGCGGATATCCGCTTCCAGCAATATCATTTCGCCCAGGGTTTTTTGACAGGCTTCTATGCCCTGGTTCAGCATAGCCAGCGTTTGGATGCGCCGGATTTCGTCGTCGGTAATTTCCATCAGTCCCCCTTCTTAGATTCGACAACAGCAATCGCCCGTTGTACCACATCCACCGGGTCAACGCCCATCGCAAGCACATCAATCAATGGGGCCTCTTTGAGTGCGTCATAATCGGGGTTTTGAATCGGGCCGACCGCCAGCATCCGGCCATTGCGAGCAAAGCCCCAGCCGCGCCGTTTCATTTCCTGATAGGCTTCGTCGATAGTCATTCGCCGTTCCTATCCAGCGATTCCACCATCGCCACAGCAACCGCCGCCACCTGGACAAGCTCGGAACGGGTATGTGCCACGCTCGATTTATTTTCAAGAATCGCCTTGGCCACTTCGCCCACTTCCTCGGCCAAGATCAAATAATAATACGAAGCAGGATGGTTCTGCGGGCCCCAGAGTTTTTCCTGGCGGTTACGTTCTGCGCCGACCTCATCCAGCACGGCCAGCATTTCGGTTCGGGGTTTCGGGGGATGCTCACTCATTTTTTCAGCCTCCAGTTTTTAACAGCTTTATAAAATTGCCTGGGTCAGCCCCGAACTCGATCTGCACCGTTGAAGCCGTGATACCCTTCTTGTTCTGCCGGAAGACAATCTGAAAGGTCATCCACTTATTTTCCGGCAAGCTCAATTTGCGCGACAGGTTCCAGAGGGCTTGCGCCAGGACTTTTTCCGGAACATCGCTTCGGACTTTCATTTGGGCTCGTCATCCTCTCGCGGGCCGAACATCAATTCAGCCCCGCCGAAATAGGCGTACCAGATCACGAACGCCGCATCAAGCACAAGCCACCAGAAAAAGAAATTCACCCAGCCCCAGGCGAACGGCCAGGTCATGTACCACTTGAAAATGACATAGGGGTAATAGGTCAACCATTGGATGATCTTCCAGTTTTGGGGATGGAGAAAGACGGGCGGGAGTGCCAGGGCATCCACGAGGCGGGCATCTTAATTAAAAACGCGCTTCGCATCAAGTCTCCAGTTTTGCGCGGCCTTATTTACGCTTGGGTTTTGCGACGGTGAGAGCAGGGCTTTCCCCGATCACAGTTTCGATCAGCTCGGGAATTTCATGTTCCAGGGTCTTCTGCTCATCGGGGGTTAAATGCCGGACGAAGCGCGGGTCAAGCGGGATGCTCAACCGCCACACCGGAGTGTCGCCTATTGAAACGATAACGAAAACTTTGCCTCTTGCCATGATGGGGTTCCCTCCAGTTTTAATTTGAACCCCATCATCTTACGACAGTTTGGGCGTTTCGGCAATGGGCCCCTGCTCGGCTCTAAGCTCGTCCAGCTTCCTGCGCCAGCCCTTCTTGAAGAAGTGCCCACGCAAAAGGTCAGCCATGTTCCCGCCTCGGTCATCCACCACGCGCCCCAGGTATTCGCGCTCCTCGGCGGTCAAGAGAATGAGAAGCGGTCGCCCATGTTTTCGGTCTTTAATCGGTCGTGTTCTGAATTTCATCTGTCCCCCTATCTGATTTTGGAACCTCATCCCCGCACCATGCCACACCTGGCGCATGGTGCAGAGGGAGGCTCTTATTTCTCGAACCGGATTTCGTCCAGGTACAGGGTATACCCTTTTGGGTTGTCATCGCGGCTGGCCGAAAAACAAAAACCCCCGATGATATGTTTCAGGTCTTTGTCGGCAAGCTCAATGGTGTATTTCTTCCAATCCTTCGTGAGATCAATCGGGCCGATGCTTTGGGAATCGGAATCCCCATGCTCGCCGTTAATCCCGCCGACTTTGAACTCCGCGATATGCGCTTCGTCCTGGGCTTTGGCCCAGAAGGTCAAGCGTTTATATCCCGTCAGGTCGAAGCCCCCAGGCTTTTCCCCCCAGTTATTCGGAGGTTGTTGCCAAAAGACTCCAGCCCAGTTTGCGCCCTGCTTACCTTCGGCGGTGTACACCCATTTGATACAGGTGCGGCCATCGGCGCAGTTTTCCGTCCATCCGTCTTTAAGCTGGAGATCTCCATAATCGCCCATCCATCCGGAAGGCGCGAAATGATTGGTTCGCGCTCCCTTGTCGGAATAGACGTAGAACGTCTCCGGCGTTTTCGGTGCGGCCGCGGCGATGGTCGCCACGAACAACAGTACAGCAGTTACTCTTTTCATGTTGCCCCCTTGCAGTTATTAACCCCTGTAAATTCACTTCTCGAATGGTCGCTGGACAGCCCCGCCGACACTCTCACCGTTTACAAACCGCCCCCCGAATCCGAACGGGAAACCCGCCGTAGTCTCTTTGAAAACCCAGAGGTGGTACTGGTTCGCGGAATCGGCCAGACGGGACTCGGCGGGGTAGAGTTCGCATCCCTCATGCTCCGGCCCGACCAGTTCATTTTTAATCTGCTGGAGATGCCGCCAGTCATGAATCGGCCCTTTGTCTCGCCGCTTAATCGAGAGGTGGAGCATCTTCGGAAAGCCTGGGGGCACGCGGACAACCGCAATGCTAACCTGGTAAATATCGTTCAACCAGACCCCGATATTGCGGCTCTGCTCGTCCCGCAGAATCGCTTTTAGGTTTTGCATAGTGACTCGTGCGGCCTTGGCCATTTCGGCCAGCTTCCAATTTTCGATAGGCGGCATAATGGCCCGCTTGAATGGTGTCATGCTTTTCCCCTGGGTTCAGTCCTGCAAGAAGACGCGCAAACCCACCCCGATTTTATACCCATCGGTATAGCGGAGGTTGTTGTTAATCCCCTCGGATTGCGCGAAGGCATGAACCGTCAGGGCGTTGGTCACGGGCTGGCGGTAATCGAACAGCCCTCCCACCGTTCCCCCGTTGGTTTCGGCGGTCTGCCTATCCAGGCCAGCGACTTGCCCCTTCCACAGATCAAGCCCGAAACTCGGGACACGATCAGGGTTTTTGTTCACATCAAAGGCGTGCAACGGTGCGGCTACCAGCAGAAGCAACAGCGCGTAGATTTTCATTCTTAACCCCCTGGTTTGACTTGGCCCTTCACTCCCGACCCGCCAGGTGGCGGGCCAGGGTCAAGAGTCAGAGTCCGGCCTTAATCAGCGCGTCCAGATATTCTGCGAACATCGAACCGCGCCCATCGCTTACGGGCCAGAACTTCGGCAGATAGGTGTGGGTAATCGCAGAGGCCAGGCTCCAGCCCGCCACGACTCGCGCATCCGTTCTCCCATTCCAGACCTGCAAGCCTTTGTAATGCTCGCGGCCCTCTTTCAATAACTGCTGAACCGGACGGCCCTTTATATTCCTGGGCCAGTCCCGTCCCGTTTCTTTTTCGTAGGCGATCTTCGCCAGCCGGACATCAATGGCCGAGTGGCCGGAGAAGTCCGATAGCCAGTCGCTTATTTTCCGCACCTTCGCTTTTGTTTTGGTCGGCATCTTAGTTCCCTTCCCCTTCCACCACCGGAAGTTTTTCTGTCTCG